TTCACATATTCAGATTCTGGATATCCAGCTCCTTCAGCCAACGCTATCATTTCCGGCATGGTCATCTTTTTGATTGAAGACATTACTTGTTCTTCTTCTGACTTATCTTCAATGTCAGCGGTGTTGACTTCGGCTACGATTGCTTCCCAATCTTCGGTTTGCAAAAGCAATGTTCTTGCAGCTTGAGTTGATACTTCAACTTGACCTTCAGCGTCAATTGTTACAAGACCATCAAAAGGAATAATCAATTTACAATTAGTAATTTTTTTTGATTGAATTTTCATAATTTTTACTTTTAAAAAAAAGAGGGGAAAGGGCAAGACCCCGACCCCTCTTCTTCGATTATACAATTTTTGTTTTATACCAAGGAAGTTCCAATGTTGATGAAACGAACCATTTTCTTTGGTGCGTACAAGAACGGCGTACCGTACATTAGAATCATGAAACGGAACGCTGGCGATAATACTGCTAAATCCATTTTCATAAGCGGAGCCAACTGAGCGAACTCAATAACCTCGTTGTCGAACTGTTGCATCATCGCTTGGTCCGTGTCAGGCAAGAAACGGTTGTTGTCGCGAATGCTTCCAGCGGCTGCGCCATCATAACCGCGATTCAAATCGTCCAAAGAAACATCGAACAATGGGAAGAACTGGCCACTTGCCAAACCGCCTCTTTTTGTACGATAAATTCTGTAACCTGTTGCGGCATTAATTCCACCACCAGTAGTAAATTTCAAATCACAAGCGGCTCCGACAACGGCAGTTACTGCTGCAGTGTTGTAAATTGACAATGCTGATTCACCCTTGCGGTTCAAAGCGGTAACGGCATAATATACAGCTCCTGCGTCAGTAGAGAACCACTTGCTTGAAGCAACGGCACCTGATACTGCGATAGGAGTAGTTGCATCCCAAATTGGAGCTGCTGGAGCGGCTACTGAATTGGCTGCGCTCAAAGAAGTACGGAAAGGTAATTTCTTGAAGAACACGTCGTGGTTCAAACCGATCTGACCAAATTGAGAATCAAAAGCCTGAACTTTCTGTCCCATGATACCATTCGACATGGCAGCAGTATTTGGTTGGATGAATTTGTTACCGTAGAAGTTTTTCACGAAGTTACTCAATACTGCAGGAGGTGCATAAATCTGAGTTCCTAAACCGTAATTTTCCACAATGGTATTGGCAGCAGTTTCGATAGAATCTTCTTGTAAAGCTTTACCGCGTAAATCCACGATATGTTCAGAATCCATATAAGCTCCGAAGTTAGCCCAAGCATCAGACTGAATCTGTTGAGCTATAAACCCATTAAATTCCTGAGGGATTATTCTTTCGTCACCGAAATAAAGAGATTTGTTCAACTTGCGAAGAATCCAAAGAGTACCGTCTTTGATAGTACGTTCCATAACGTTACCAATCATGGTATTTACCAAAGTCATTTGGTGAGTGACGCTCTTGGTAACTCCAAGATATTTCACCAATTGAGCACGACGTACATAAGTCGAGTCTTCTTCATCCGGAAGTTCACCTTCGGCATTAAAACCACCGCGATCCTGGCCATAGCTGGTCTGTTGGTTATATTCTTCCACTGTATTGAAAGCAGCTTTCTTTGGTATGTCTTTCCACAAACGAATATCAGATTCCTTGAAAGTGATATGTTTTAAAGTTTTTTCCAAAGACTCAACTTTCAACGGAGCTCCGGAAGCATCCGCCATGTCGGTGTTTTCACGACCAGTAGTTTCGCCAGCACTTAACGCTTTATTCAGAGCGTCAACGCTTTCCCCCGAAGAAGATCCGTAACCGTCATTACCAGCGGCGTATCCGTAATCAGAAAGATTGATTGATAATTTTTCCATCTTTTGTTTGTTTTTATTTTTATTTTATGCTACAATTTGAATTCCAAATTCGCGCTTAACGCGGTTAATAATTGCTTCGGGGAGATTTTTGTTTGCTTCAAAATGGGTACAAGCCGCTCCGTATTCTTCGTCGTATCCGCCCTTTTGGAAAGTTGCTTCATCCAAAATAGCGGCTATCGCCTTTTTCTGATTTTTCATACTGACGCGTTGAAGTCCATCTTCAGCTGGTTTTTCATTGAAGTCATTGTCCCCCGCTTTAGCGAAATTCTTATCGACTGCTGCGGTGTTGCGTAATGATTTTGGAGCTGGCGATGAAGAACCAAATTCTTCAAGTTGTTGACTCAGCCCTAAAATAGTTGATTCGTTGCCTTTGATGACGTCCAATAATTCGGCTTCACGTATAGCGGACGAGTCAAGCTTTTGAGAACATTCTTTAATAAGAACGGCAGCAGCAGTAATGAAATTTTTGGTTTGTTTGTGAGAATCGGCGATGGCTTTTTCAATCGTGTCAAAGCGATTTTCTTTTTTCACTTCTTCATTTTCTTCAGCCTTTTTCACTTCTTCTTTAGCTTCTTCTTTAGCTTCTTCAGCTGCCGTTTCTTCAGCTTCTTTGGCTGGTTCTTCTTTTGTTTCCGCTTCTTCGGCTTTTACAATCGTTTCAGGACTTGATTCAATATCAAGACCTAGAACTTCATATGCTTTTTCGATATCAGCATCGGTAACTGTTTTTCTATCATTCATATTTGAAATTTTTAGTAGCAATGAATATATTTTTTCTGCTTTTTCAATATTAATAGTTGGTATGTCTATAAAGATACGCTCCATGACTTCTGACTTGCAAAAAGTTTGGTTCTTTACTTTCTTATCTACAGATTCTTTGACCAGAGGAGCAGCTGAAGTAGTGTCCATCGATTTTTCTTCTTCGTCTTCTTCAGGATCTGAACCTTCGCCCTTGATAATGTCAGCAAACGTTTGAGCGTTTTTAGGTTGGTGTGTTATGGCAACTCCCGTGATGCTTGCCTTAGTAATAATTTTATAATCGGGGGATTTTTTGTCGTTTGACTTTCTTTGAAGAACTTTACCTTCGATTGAGTAACCGAGACGGCGGGTTTTGCTATCCTTTGCTAATGTAAGAGCAAGCTCATATACGTCACGAGCTATCTTGCTAGAGGGATACAAATCAGTTTCAATGTATAAACCTTCAGGTCTAATTTCACCTTTGCTCGGTTCGCCTACGATTGTAGCGGGAGCTCCCTTAGCTTGATGGTGCCAATTTACGGTTCCGCTCTTCATTAAAGGTTCTATGTCAAACCCCTTTGGGTCTAAGAACTCGCCGTCTGAATCTTTGTCCATTGTTGAGGCGATACCGCCAAGCCGCATTATTTCAACGCCCGTAGTTTCGTCAATAGCTTTTTCGATTGCTACTGGACACCAAAATTTAAAATCGTCTTTGAGTACTCGTTCCATAAAAAAAGGTCAAGAAAGTTATTTTGTAACTCTTGACCTTATTATAGCTGCTCAAATGAAATTATTTATTTTTCTTCTAAAGTATTTTTCTTTTTCGCAAAAAGAGCCCCGACTAAAGATAATACCGCAACAGTCTGCAAAACTGATTCCGGAATAAATGTTTGAAACTTTTCAGGCAACGCCATGAACGATAAAGAAACTGAAACTGCGGTCGCGCTTAGCGCTATTAATATCCCGCAAAACCATTGATATATTTTAGGAGTCTCTTTCTTCAAGTCCTCCCAAAAATTTATCAAGTAAACAATAATTTTCCCCTTCATAATATTCTTATTTAAATCCTGGTATTAATGTTGCGTCAGGCACATAATCCGTCGGCTTGTAATTTTTATTTTGAGCTTCAAACACGCGAGTAGACCACCCCTTATAATATTTCCAATATGTTGGTTTTTTATTGCACAAATTATAGTATCTTAACAACCAAGAGAATTTATACAATTCTATAAAATCGCTGGTAGACATAAACGTTTTCAATTTGTATTCATTTATGGCATTGTTTAAAGAATCTAACTTTTTTTGTTGCGAAGCTATGACCTCTTGAAGTTTATATGTCGAATACAATAAAGTGTCATTTTTAGCTTTTAGCGTAATGATTGAATCTTTCAGCGGCTTGTCAAAAGACAATGTCTGAATTTGTTTAGGGGAACACGCTGCAAAATTGATAGATAATAGTAACAGCAAAATTACTTTTTTCATAAGGCGTTTAATTTTGATATAAGTTCTGGGTCAACCACACCGTCTTGTTTTACGTGTACCAAACCTTCTGCCATCTTTATAGCTGGTGGTATTCCGAGATTCACAGCAGCGTTGACTAATACTCCGGCAATTGGTTGAGTCTTTATACCGTTGCCGCCTATCTTATTCCAAAAGTTTCTTAGGTAGAAACTCAATACGCTGTCATCTAATCCTGGTATTGCGCCTAGATTTTTGGGGAAATTAACTTTATCTTTTTTAGCAATATCAACGTACTTCCACACAAGTTCGTTCGGCCAAAAGTTACGCGCTATTCCCCCGATCGTTTCCCCTCCTGCATCGTCTTTGTCGTTTACATACCCAGTGCGTTTGTTTTGAGAATATCCTTCAATTGAGAGGACAGGTCTTATTGCTAAAAGAAAATCAGCCATTTTATTTTATTGTTAAAGATGTGAAATCAATGCAATTTTTATTTAGAAAGTCAATTAGTTTTGTGGACTTATTTGAGTTATCTAACGACAGAAATTTTGATAACTCAGTTCCATCGTTTTCCAAGTACTCCTTAAACCCGTTTTCTAAAAGGTATATTTGAAACCCTTTGCGTATTGCTTCTTGGTATTCGGGCTTCAAATCGCTTAGAAGCATAGTCTTGTCCATATCCTCAATTAAATGCGGATACTCAAAATTTTTCATTAAAGGGAAATCACCTTTAAATGGGATAAGTTCGCTCGGCTTCTTTTTTAACAAATACGCTTTTGCTAATGTCCCTACTGTTGAAACTAAATTGTAATCCATATAGTTTATTTTTTTACGATTATTTTACTCCTATTTAACACAACCATAAATGAATTTCCGCGCCCGTTTCCGTCCGGAGCAATCAAAGCATCATACCCCTTTAAAGCGGCGTAAACACCGATAGCTTCACGATTATGATGTCTTGTATTGTCATAAATTGCTGAATACACGTCAGCGTCTGCGTTCTTTGGCTTCTTTAAAGCGTCCAGCTCTTCTTTAACAGTTACGTTGGCTTTAAACAAATCGTTAACTTCTGCTTTCATTGTCGCTACCTTATCTCCCATTTCATCAACCCCTTTCGTAACTGCTTTGTCGATTACCTTATAATGATTGTTCATGAACCATTCTTGAAATTCTTGAACTGGATAACTATACGGGTTGGTGAAAGTATTCTTTTGTTTTATTGCATTATTTTCATACCGATATTTACTAAACATTAAAGATGTTTTAGAGTTTGGCATTTTCAAAATGTACACGTTTGAATTGGGAGCTTTTTCAGTGACAGTTCCCCCGTTTGACGTAACCCATTTAGTTATATTTTTACCAAAGAAATCGTCAAACTTAGGGTAATCAGGTTTATCGTCGTCGTCTAATTTTCCCCAATCTATGCTATCAATAGTAAGTTGATGGTCAACTAACGATGCTTCGTCCCAATGCATATCAGCTTTTATATCCGCCGTTACTTTTTCGGTAATGTGTAATAATTCGTCTTTCTTTAGTTCTAGCTCTTTGTATAAATTGTCCAATTCAGCTTGCTTAGCCATAGCCGCTTGAGTATCGAATGTTGTAAGTTTTTCAATTTCTTTTTTTAAATCTTCAATCTTAGCAACCTTTGCACTTTTGTCCATTGTACATTCCAATATCTGACCTCCGATATGTGCGTATTGGTGAGCGTGAGAATACGCGTCAGACTTTTTATAATCAGCTTCAGTTCTTTGCTGATTTACCCCATCATTCACGTGAAAATAAATACCTTGACCATAATACCCCATAGTACCATAAAAGCACTCATCTGTGTATTTGAACTCGTCAGCCCAATATAAAGCGGTCTTTCCTCTGCTGTCATCGAGACCCCTGAATAATTGTATATCACCATTGGCTATTTTATCCCAATAATTCTTATGTTCAACTACCAAAGGTCTTGCATCAAATCCGCGAGATTGACAAATAGTGTCTAATAATTCCCAACCGTGTTTGCCCGTATTATTCAGTTTGCTGTCAGCACTCGAACCGCTCGCTTGAGACCAAAAATCCTTTAATTCATCATCCGAAAAGTCCCTGTACATATCAACGTCTGGAAGTAATGTCCTTGGTAAAACAGTACGGTTTAATTTCTTTTCAACGTCTTCAATATCTTTTTTTATTTTTTCAAGACTCGCGAAACGCTTGGTCATGACGTCCGCTAAAACCGCATCGCCTGATAAAGAAATAAAATTCAGAACATCATCCTTTTTCTTGATTACTTCATTTATTTGCTCGACCTTTTCTTTATTGGTTAGATTACCTAAAACAGTGGGATTATATTTCAGCATGCTGCCCCAGTCATTGACGTCATTGTCAAGTCCCTTCATACCACCTTGAGCTTTATAAAACAAAGAACCGCCGTTATCAACTCTGACTAACCGCCCTGCTGAATCAATTAATATATTGTCGTTTTTATAGACATCCCAATTTGACAATAGCGCGTCGACGGCATACCCTTTAGCCATATCAGGGTAATTAGAAGAATCAGGAACTTTGGTAAAAGGTATAAATTTGGACAACAATGTTTTATTGCCTTGACCATCATCATACATTTCCATGTCAGGAACACGCTGCCCGAGTATATGATAAAGCTGCGTCGCCATGTACTCGGAAGCTACGTGTCCGTTGGAAGTATTACTCCCCTTCTTCATCACATATTGATTGCCCTTCGAGTCTTCAACTAACTGAGCCCCCGTACTTCCACCGAGTGCTTTAATTACCTTAAGATTGCTTATATCTTTTGGGAACATATCGTTTACATACGCAACATTTTTATCCGCTTTTTTGCTTGTTTGTTTAGCGTTACCCGCTAACACATGCCCCTTGTATACTCGCCAATCGTATGTCGTTGTAGCCCCAGGAGTTAGAGTCCATATATACACAATTCCATCAACGTTTTTAGTTTGGCCAGGAAGTATTGCCTTGCATATTTCAGCGTCTTGAGAAACTTCGTTTAAAAAATCGGCGATGGATTTTGATACATAAAGGTGATATTCGTAATCATCCATGAAATCGTCGGACTTTATCTTATACGCGTCACAAGCCTTTATCAATGTATCGTAAGAAGAATCGTCCAACGCAAACTGGGCGATCCTCTCCAATGCTACTCTGTATTTATCCATGATTACCCTTTGGTTTCTTCAAATAATAAGGATTCGGCTTTCTCAATTGACATTTCGTTTATTTGATCTTCAAACGATTTTTCAATTACTTCCGGAACGATAACTGTTTCTTGAGAAGTTTCAGCCTTTTCAAAAGTTTCAACGCTCGAAACAAACTCATTATCGTCCGCCTTCGTCAAAACCTGCAATGCTTGAGTTTCCCAGTCTTTGTCCTTTGTGCCTAAATATTTTTGAAAATTGGTGCTTTGTTTTCTCAGATTAGCTCTAGTTGCAGTTCTTCGTTCGTTGAGTATCTTTGCAAAAGTTCGGGTGGTAAATTGCGCTGGGTCAATATTGTTTTCGTGTCTGATAATTAAATCCAGAAGTTCTTGACGTTCTTTTGCATCTTCAGCCGCATCGTCCAAACGTGGAGCTGAATCAAATTCGTAATCTTGAAAACGACTCTTCATAGTTTCAATCGTTTCATGGATAGTCAAGTAAATCTCCGAAACAACCCCGCGGGACAAAATAGCTTTTGTGTCCTCGTTTTCAGACAATGTATTAACGTCTTTATTCGTCATTACCATTATACGCCCCGTAAATTCAAAATTGCTTTTAACGTCATCTGGATCTCCGATAATTCTCTTGCCCGAAGCTGAACAAGCCTTTTTCATAACCGAAGCACAGTCGGCGCGGGTAATGACCTTATCAGTATCGTCGAATAATATGATTTTGCCGTTGTGAGCCTTTAGGATAGTAAGAAGTTGCTTTCCGGAAGCTACGTCCGTTGCTTCAAAGATGTCATAATCTCCATCTCCAGGATTGTCTCCTTCTTGGAATGGTTTCATGTTCAGTTCTTTGGCGAGTCCATTAAATCCGTATGTTTTACCAATACCTGCTCCCCCCGCTGAAATCATGAACCTTTGGCCATCGTTTTCAAGAAATTCCAAATACTTGGCATTCAAATCGAATATTACTTCGTCGGGTTGAATGTAGTTAGGGTCTTTTATTTTTTGTTTGTAAACAAATTTGTCGTAACGTATTCGGTCAGCCTTACCGATAAGCTTGTTAAACGTCTTTTGAACACGAGGGTCGTTTTTGTTTAAATACCATTCTTCGCGTATAACTTCCTGACCATCTAAGTCTACTTCCGCTCCGTCGGCTATTTCATCAGTGGAAGCCGCAGGTTTGGCTCCTCCTCCAACCATTTTGCTTATTTTGGCTTGCTTAGCCGTGTGGTCGTCTAATGTGCCCGCCGTACTGATTCCCGAAATATCAATCCCGCGCTTTTCAAGTTCTTCGCGGGCAATGATGCGTTGTTCGGCTTTTGCATTCTTTGCTCCGGCAAATGTTATTAATTTTGAATCATCAGTTTTAGAAGCCCATTCTTTTAGAGTATCATTGCTCATTGGCTTAGCAGTAGAGCTAGAAGTTACACTCCCCCTGCCGCCTTGCTTTCTCCAGTCTTCTTTCCCTGAAGACAACAACGTCCATACTAGCGAGCCGTCTTTAGGGTGAATGTCGCCAATTGAATGCGCTTTATTAATAACATTATCTTTATCCATGTCAATAGTTTTTTATTTTTTACACATGACAATTAATAGTTGATTCTATTCTGTTTCGAACTCGATTGGTAAATGTATCCCGAAAAAGTCTTCCATAATCTCACGAGTAACCCGCGTAACCGTATCAGAATCTTCGCCCCGACGCAATTCTTTATTGACTAACTTTTTGCCGCCTTTAATTAACCGAATAGTTTCTTCAGCATTTTTTACAGCGTTGAACAATTCCATTACCAAGTCAAAATTATGCTTCGTATCGTCTAAATATTGCTTCTGAGTAATTTCCCTTTCAGCCTTCATTAAAGCTTCAGCGAACTCCTTAGGAGTAGCATTCCAAGGTATTATTACCGCCCGTATGTTTTCAAACAACGGGTCGTAAATTTCCTTTTCAACTTTTTCGAGTCCTCGATAATCTCTTAATACTGGATAGCACCCGTTCAACATTGCTTCAATTATGAACCCGTTTATATGCGTACGGCAATATTGAGCATAATGGCGCGCCCACGATGGGTCAATTGCGAACTTTGTGCACTGCAATCTACGAGTTACTTCAACGCTACTAACTAAACCAATGTAATTCATACCGTGGTCTTCGGATCGGTTCCATACAGTTATTTGTTTATTCAACTCTTTTGGAAGGTCTGGGTCGTACTTCAAATCGCAAATGTAATTTTCCTTTACCTTATCGGGGGAAGTCATATAAGCTTGTTCGATGCCGCTGCCCGCTACAGTTACTGAATAGTTTGTCGCATTATATTGTGGGTCATCTTCAAACTCTTTATGGTTGAAATAAGGAACCGCTCTTAATAAATCCTCAACCCGCTTCATGCTTTTGAATATATGAGCTGCAAAGAAATCCTCTTTTCGGTCTTTCAATAATACAACAGGCATTTTTGAGTTTTCGTCCAGATAACGCGGGTTCAAAAGTAGTACCCTCGGCATGTCTATATTTTCGCAACATTGGTACGCCGCAATATGAGCGCATTCCAAATAAAGTATCTTTTCGTGAAGAGCCGAAACATTGGATGCCCTGATATCGAAGTACGCATCATGCACGATGAACACTTGTTTTATCTTAGACGGCAGGTCGAAAAACTTCCACCAAAAACTTGTATCTTTGTGACTCCATACTGAACTCTTAGTCGGTACGAAATTCCAAAGTATAAGGTCTGCATCTTTCACAAGCTCGTTCCAATGTTCAAGTGCATCGGGTTCATATATTCCTATCTTGTTAGTCGGCGGCAAATAATACCCGTAGTAGTTATTCTTCCAATAACCTGTTGCTTCGCTTATTTCGTACCCGCCGTTTTGAGAATTTATTTTTTGTTTTGACTCAAATGAACCGTCAGCTAACTCAATCAAAGATTTGTCGTATGCTTTTTGTTTAGTGGACGTTGGGGATATTTGTATAATGTCGATGTCGTGGCCAAGATGTTTGAACGCCTTGACTTTTGACTCAACGTGTTCAACTATCCCGCCATACTTCATTATTTCGAAATCTGCAATAAAAATCTTCA